GCGCATTTACCCATTTACAGGCCCAATAGAGGCCCTCCAAATCCGGTGGCTAGGTGGTTAGTCTAGCCATTCCGGAACCTCGTGAGATAAGCAATAAACCCTTTGCTTATCTATTTTCCAGACAACTTCACCACGTGGAGAAACCTTACCGTATGTAGCGATCCCATCAAACTGGATATCAAGCTCATTACTGAGTTGAGTAGCAGTTTTATGCTCAACACCGTTAACGAAAGGCTTGTTACGTTTCCGCAACGTCTCCCCATATATCGCGCCATGGTACGCATCCTTACTAGCGATGCGTGCCTTGTACAAGCTGAGTTGTGCAATCCCATTCCTGTCGAAATGGAAAGGTGCATTCACAATCAGCCCACCGTCCCCCTCTAGCCACCACGGCTGAGTAGGGAGCGGCGGTCTTACTTTCCGACGCTGCCGAATTACCGGAACACTTCGGTGAAGTGTTTCAGCGTGTCGAGCAGCAACGGAGTAAGCTCTGCGCGCAACATCGTCAAGATAGTACTTCGTTCCAAGTCGGTAAGCCCACCGCCAAAGGCGATTAGCGCACCGAACAGCAGACACGGCACTATCAATCTCTTCCTTTTGAATAGGAGGAGTAACGTCTCTACCTTTGAAGAAATGCTTTCCACAGCTTTCATAGAATGGTCCTTCAATAAACGACTTATCGTTGTTTACGAGGAAACCAACCTCTGAAAGCACAGTGATAAGCCTCTTCGCGTGCGTAGACGCGACGATGATATCATCGCCGTAAACGGCGATGGGTGAAGCGTAATCATCTGCCTCTGCCCTCACGACAGCCCAGCTAAGGGCATAGAAAAGGAGAGACTCAAGCTCAAAAGTAAAGCCATTTCCCATTGCTGAAAACTTGGCTAACCTATGAGACTCGCCATCAATATTGATGGAATGAGTACGGAGCCGATCCATTAGCTCGAACCAATCAGACGGTAAGAGCAGTTGGACTAACTCGTAGGAAACGGAATCGCTCGCGGCTTCCAAATCAATAGTAGCGTAAGACAGGTCATAAGCCTGTTGAGCTAACTTTTGATTCTTGGTCTGATCGTCGAGATCGATTCCCTGGCGTTTAAGGCGTCTTCTAATCATCTTTCCAACACCCTTCTGCAAAAACAGATTAAGCGTTGGTTGGATGTCTATAGAACGCCGTCGGTATGCATCTTTCGGGACAGTCGCAAAACGACCATCTTCGACGATTGCAAACTCCCCTGGAAGCAAAGAGCACGGACCGTCTACATCTAGACGCAAACGTGCTCTGGCCCAAAGGAGAGAGTTCTCCAGGTACGCTTGCGCGTAGGGAAGAGCTCTCCGGGTCACGCTCAGACGAGGTTCGAGTATCTTTTGATCCACAGTGCTGCGTCGGCCCTTAAGGCTTGACGTAGCTCCAGGACCCCAGTCACAATGCTCAGCAAACTCACCCGTTGATAATGGGCCTAAGATATCAGAAATTTTTCGTCTAGCATACGAAAGTATGCCTTCGACGCCGTTTTGACACGGTCTGTATCTCAGGTTTCCATTGACGGAATGAATTCGTGCTTCAACAGCTCGAAACTGCTGAATCGCCTCTTTATGCAGACGGTTAACTTCTCCACTAAAGCTCAATTTCTTGAGAAAATAGTGGCAAGCGTAGTCGTATGCGAAGAGCGTAGCATTGTCATACTCCGCGGGAACGATCTTGGATCTAGCGATCTTCGACCAATCTCCTTTGATGAGAGCTTCATGCTTCTCACGGGAGTATGGGGAATCCACCGACTCGTATAAACACGCCGCAACTTCAGCGAGTTTACCCTTGTGGAAATTTTCCACCTCGGGACCTCCAATTTGGAAGGTTTAAGGCTGCGGGAGACGAACTCTTACGAGTACGTCGGTTGCAGAGTGTCAACATTCGCCGTAGGCATCGCGTGAGCCAACAGGTTCATCGCAAGGACACGAGTGTCCTTACGTTCCTGTTGTGTGCTACGTTCAGCCAGGTCGAATTCGACACGAGCAACTTCCACGTAAGCCACGGTCGGCGGAGGGACGATGCCAGCGGAATTGTTGGCAAGGGTCTCCAACGTCGGCACGTGAAGAGTGTACACCGCTTTACTCGAACCCGTCAGCTGTTTACGGCTGTCGAGGACACGAGCTTGACGATATCCAATCCTCTTCGCACCTAGCGGAGAAGTTGGCGCGGGAGTGGTTTGTTCAAACCACATCACGCCCTTTTCGTCCTTCCCAATGGGAGTGAAGGTATGCGCGACGGGAGTCGTCGCACCATCATTGATCGTGATGGCAGAAGCTTGAGGCATGGCCTCATTCCTTTCGACCGGTATTTCCGGTAATGGGTTTAGAAACGCGTCCTCTTTGCAAACAGCTGGTGTACTAACGCCGCTGCATCAAGTTGACGCTTGGCTCCAACGTTGACACTGAGTCTCACGCCAGAGGGCAGGGGTAGGCTATCTAGCACTACCCGATCTTTGCTAGTAAGCAATTCGGTATGACCGGATCTGTAGTACCTTAAGTACGTCTGATCGAAAGGTGAGCCGCTAGGCCACCTCGAGATCGGATAACTTGTGGTTAACCCAGAAATCTCGGTGTCCGCGAAATGCTTAAAACTGTCCGTTCTATAGCCTTTTCGGAACATCGACGAAAACAGCCAGTAATTCTCTAAGAGATTTAACTGCTGACTAACGTTGATGAACCAATCGCCCACGAACGACAAAGGAGTGAGCTCCCAAGCGATAGCTAGCGGGTTTAGACTGGTCCAATCCCATATCTGGGTCCCGGGGCGAAGTTGGAACTGAATACCGTACTCAGTACGATAGCTCAGATCTACCTTCGTTATTTCCCTAGGACTTGCGTATGTTCCTGAACCACTCGTATAAACCGCTTCGTTTTTCGCTCCAGAGCGACCTTTGACAGTAGGATTTAACTCAATCACTTGACGTGAAAGAGTATCCATAGCATCGTAAATAGAATGCATCAACGGCTGCCAGCCGTATCTGCCTTCTAACCACTTCCCGGTGACATAGTCTAGTCTCTTCTGCCCACCAGATGGACCACGGCCTCTTGGGCCTGTCTTTATCATGGAGCGGAAGAAATCAGATCCAAGGCGACGAAAATTAAGAGTGCCTCTCAGCATCTTAATCGTAGCCGCGCTCTCAGCCATGTCGATTACCAGATTAGAGTTACCTCTTATCTGGTCGTAGACTTTCTCGAGAGCTCGATCCCGGGTCCTGCCAAAGTCTGGACTAAGGCGAGGTGTTAGCAACCGTGGGCCAGAGTATGCAACTCCAGTTTGTTGTTGCCAAGCCGGTTCGCCGAGCAAGTAGCTCTCAGAGCCGTTTAGATGATTCTTACCCATCCCGACAAGTTTTGTAAACTTAAAAGGATTTGGATCACGTTTATTGCCTTGCACGTTACCATTAGCTACGACGATTTCACGATGAGATACCGTTTGAGGTACCGTACTCGTGACGACGGAGCCGCCGGAATATGCAGATACAGAACGTGTCGTAAGATAACCTAAACGACTTACAGAGCTTGATTGCACGGCTAGAGGCTAATTCACAAAGTGTCGTCATGTAAGGAAAACACGAGCACCCGTCACTAAGGTGACGAAGCGGGGGCCACATTTGTGACCCCGAGCGTTTCCCTCCCGATCAACCCGGAGGGAGATGTGCGGCATCCTTCAAGAACGTTACCCACTGGTCTAGCTCAGGACCCGTCAAAGATGACGGTTCCTCAGGTATCCAGATGGCAACACCGTGTTTACGCGCAACGATTCCACGATAAAGAGCGAACTGCGCCAGCATAAGCTGGCGATTTCCGCTCTCGTTCGAAGTCGTTACGGTAGCTTCGGGTCTTGAAGTAGCCATAGCATCTCCTGAAAGGTTGATTGGAG